TGCCAAGTGCCATATCTTGCTGCCACAGCGGGCGATTCTGCGAATCCTTTAGCTGGCGAATCGCTTTCAACGTCGCATCGTTAAACATCCATTCCGCGTTGTCGCGGTACGCCGGGTCCACGGAATGAATCATGTTTACGAGGTTGTCGTACGTAACGGACGTCGCGGAGCCCGTGGTCGCGGTAATGCCGGCTTGCGCCGCGGTTACGACGCCCTCGGGTTGGCCGGTGCCGGTGCCAACCGTGAAATGCGCGTTGACGGCTCGAGCAATCCTGGTCGCGAGCGAGCGAGCGAGCCAACCCTCGACGTCGAAAAATGCGTCCTGCAACATTTGGAATGACACGCGGACCAGTTTCGACGTGTACATGTAACTCTTGAGCGTTTTTACGGCGAACGTGTAGTCCTGCTCGGTAACTTGCGTATTCTCCGCCAGGAGCGCGCCGATGTTCGCCGTATCGTCTACCAGCGGAATCGGCATATCCGCGCCCGAGCCCGTTTGCACGATGGTCGCGCGCGAATTACGGACGCCGCCAATCGCTTTCAACGCCTCGAACAACCGGGCGTAGAACTCCTGCGGAATGAGCGCGCCGCCCGCGGTCGCCGGCGTGGTCGCCATAGCGCGCGTGTCGGCGCCAATCGAGAAATGCGGTTGTAGCGCGTCGCGCTCGTCAGCCGTCATACCGCCGAGCCCGCGGCGAATGTAAGCGTTGAACGCATCCGTATAGCGTTGATCGTTCGGGAGCGCGAGCGCGACGCGGGAGCTCGAGCTCGAGCTCGAGGTCGGCGGCGAGCTCGGCGCAGGTCGCGCCGGCGCGCGGACCTCGCGTACGGCGAGCCCGGTCGGCGTCGATTCCGGCGCGACCACGGTAGCCTCGTCTAGCTCCCGCAAGTAATCCTGGTACTCGATTGTCTCGCTCAGCATTTCGACTCGAGCCCGGTCGCGCGTGAGCGAGCCGCGCTCCTCGTCAGTAAATCGCCGCTCCTCGCGCGCCGCGACGTCGGTAATCGAGCGAATGTGCTCGCGGAGCTCGGCGCGCTCGCGGCGAGCGTCGTTTACGTCCATAGCTGACCTCTCACGGCTCGAGCGACTCGAGCCATTGATTTACCTCGTCTATTTCCGACTGCCAGCTATTCGGCTCCGGTTGCGAGTGAGCTCGGCTCGGCTCGGTTCCCGTAGTGACCGGCGCCCCCGTCGAGTGAGCTCGGCTCGGCTCGGACAGGAGGTAACACTCGATACTTGCGATTGCGCTGCGCGCCCACGCCTCCGTTTGCGGGTACGCGGGAAACGTGACTACGCTCACGTCAAACAGTCGGACCTCCTGTAGCGTGACGTCGAGCGGGTCGGTCGGTTTGTCGCCCATTTCCTCGGTCCACTTGACCGGGCGAAACCCAAATGACATTTGCGAAATGTCGCCGCGTTTCATGGAGCCCATCAGGTCGCGCGCCCATTGCGCCTCGGGCGGCTCAATTTCGACGGCGAGCCCGTGTTTGTCCTCGCGCATTTGGAGCGTGCCGGCGCGGTTGCGCCCGAGCACATAATCCGGATTGTGATTGAACAGCGCGCGCACGTCCGCCTCGCGGATCGTTTTGCGGAATGCGCCCGGCGCGATTCGCTCGCGCAGGAGGCCCGGGATAATCTCCGCCCATTCGTTGAATACCGCGGCGTAGCCGGTAATCCGCGGCGGCTCCTGGTCGCCGTCCTCGTCCGTCCCGTCGCGGACCTCGAGATTTTGGAGTGTCACGGTCCGGTGTTGAATCGCGTTCGGATCGAATACGCGCGGCTCGGCGACGGTCATTCGGGCTCCTCCTCCTCGGGCGGCTCCTCCTCCGCGGGCGCCGGTTGCTCGGGCGGCGTTTCCTTCCGCCCGGCGTCCTCTATCGGAATCATGGCGGCGTTTACCATCAAATCGTCGCCGCCCTCGGCGGGGTTCATATCCTCGAGCTCGCGAATCTCATTCGCGCTCATCCATCCGTTTTGGCGCGCGGTCGCGTACGCCTGATAGCGGCTCGCTATGTCGCCGCGCACCAATCCGCCGAGATTGAATCGGATAAACAGACTACCGCGCTCCGCCTCCGTAAACAGCGTCCGATTCAATGCCTTCTCGAGTCGGACGCACCACGGCGTGATACACAACGTCGCGAATTCCTGTCCGAGTTGCTCGACATTAGAGAACGTCGCTTTATCGAGGTCGTTTATCAAATGCGCCGGCACGCGGTACAGACCAGCTATCTCCGAGCGCGTGTATTTGCGCGTCTCGAGCCATTGCGCGTCGTCGTTCGGCATGCCGATTGATTGCCACTTCAACCCTTGCTCGAGCACGGCGACCCGATGCGACTGTCCCGCGGCGGCGGAATGCGCCGCCTCCCACGACGCCTTTAGCCGGTCGATTCCCTCCTGCGACAATTGCGCGTCCGTTTGGAGCACGCCGCCCGGGCGTGAATCGTTCGCGAAAAACCGCGCGCCGTAATTCTCGGTTGCTTTCGCCATGCCCATTGTCTCGCGCGCGAGTGTGACCGGCGCGTAGCCCACGAGTCCGTCGAAACTGAGCCCGCGGATATGCAGAATGCGGTCGCTCCGCCTCCTGGTCGGCGAGCCGTTCTCGTCTACGGATTGATAGACGAGCGCGTTACGCGAATTGCGAATCGGCGTCGTACGGTCCGGGCGTAACGGCCACATTTCCTTTAGGCTCCCGTCCACCGGCGAGCGCATGACCTCGGCGTAGCCGTTACCCCACAGTAGAACGTGCCCGGCCAGCGTCTCAAACAGGTCTACCATTGACATTTCGTCATTCGGTCCCTGGTCGAGCATGCGCGCCGCGGCGTGGTCCGTCACGAGCTCCCGCCCGCGCGGGAGGCGCCGATAGACGTGTACCGGGAGCGTCGCGATTGTCTCGGCGATTACCCGTACGCACGAGTAAACCGCGGCGATTTGCAGCGCAGTTGAAGGACTCACGTAGGTTCCGGACGCGCTCGGAATGGAGCCAAACGCCGCCAGGAGCGCGGCGCCGCTGAGCGGCGTGCTCGGACGCTCGAGCGATTGGCGCGTGAGCAAACTGCTAAGGACGCTCAGAATGTTCATACGACCAGGAGCCCGCGGTCCTCGTACACGCTATGCCCGGTAATCCCCTTCGCCACGGCGTCATTGCGCGCCTCCCATGCCAGTACCGCCGCCATAGCCGCGTCGATTTTGGCCGGCGAGTCGGGACGCTCTTTTTGGATAACCCATAGCGGCTTACCGTCCTCGTCCGCCAGTGTGAGCGGGCGGCGTACCGCGTTGCCAACGTGCTCCGCCAGGAGCGCGTCGCCGCTATGCGCGAGCTCCCCCGCGGCGATTGCCTGCGCGTACGCGCGAATGGCGTACGCCATAGGTTTCTGGCGATTCGTCCACCATTCGACTACCCGCTCGGCGCCGTACTCGCCCGCCCATTTCGCAATGTACGTCTCCCAATACGGCGGATCCGCGTACATGCGCCACACGTTGTAGCGGCGGAATGCGTCGGCTACCGCGGCGTCAACCTCGTGTATCGGAACCTCCCAATCCTCAACGTTGTACGGACGCTGCCAGATTCCGACCGGCCATTGATAGCCGCCCTGTACCGTGGTCGCCACGAGCGCGGTAGCGTCGCGGACGCGCGAGCCGTCGAACCCGAGCACGACGAGCTCGCGCTCCGCGACGTCGCGGCGTAGTCCGCACTTACGCCACGCCTCACTGTCGAATGCGCGCTCGGCGCCGCGGACTACGCGGTTGAGCCACACGCGCTCGAGGTAGGTCCGGTCGGAGCTCGGGTCGCGCCATTGCTCCACGATTGCGTCGATATCCGACCATTCGGCGACCGGTCCTGACGCCTCGAGCACGGCGGCGCGCACGCCCTCGTCCGTTGTCAGGTCGTGCTTATCGCCCGCTTGCCGGTGGAAGTAGAACAACCGCGCGTCCGTAATGGCGCCGCTCGCGACCTGACGCGCGTACGCCATTGTGTGCTCGGCGACGGAATTCTCGCCGGGCGCCGGCGCGGTCGTAGTCTCGAGCGCCCATGCGTCGGCGAGCCGCCGTTTCGGGAGGTTGGCAATCATCGTTTGGTGCGCGTGCCGGAGTCGCTCGAGCGTGAACCGGTGCGTTTCGTCGAAATGCTCGAATGTGGTCCGCGCACCGTCGCGGCTATTCGGCGCGGTCGCCAGCGCAACGGCTTTCCCGTGCCCGTCCTTACGCATAATCCGCTCGAGCCCGATATCGAAGTCGTCGGCGAGCGGACCCTCGCTAATCATCGCGTGCAACGCGGCGTACGCTAACTCCTCGGTTTGCTCCTCGGTATACGCGCACATCGGAATGTACGGGTCGCGCACGCCCGTCCCGACCGGCTCGCCGTTCGCGTCGAATCCGTCGCACCGGACCGGCGCATCGGGATGGAGCTCCGCGGCTGCAATC